CTAACATCAAATAATGCCCCAGATCCTTTAGGTTTAACATAAATCGAAGTATTTGTTGCACTATATCCTATTCCTGGATTAATAACAACAACATCAGTTATTCTCTGATTATTGATTACTGGACGTAAAATAGCACCAGATCCACTTCCAGCTATTTCCAAATCTGGAGTTGAACTATATTCAGTTCCCCCACTTAGAACTTGAGTTGCAATTATAGATCCATTCACAATTATGGGTCTTATTTGACCATCTTTTCCATTTTTTACGGATATTACTGGTTTTTTTTCTAAATTTATTATGTTAGATCCATACCCAGTTCCTTGTTCATATAGATATGCATCTATAATTTTTCCCGTTACAACTGGAGTTATATTAAATGATCCAGTTACTGCACTACCATAAGAAACATTTATTGAAACCTTAATGTCTGGATATTTAAATATGTGATATCCAGACCCAATAGTGTTTAAATTAATATATTTTGACCTAATATAATCACTTTGATTTGGAGAATCAGTGTTTATGCCAGCATTTGCCAGTTTAAATGAATCATCATCTACTTTTAAAATATAATATTGATTTGCTGTCGATAAACCAGAAATAATAGAACCAGTTGTACTGTACTCTACAAGATCTCCATTTTTAAAACCATGATTTTTGAATGTAACGGTATCGTAGTGAGTTGAAATACCAATTGGTTTTACAATTAATCTTCTATTTTCATAACCTTGACCTGGATTTAAAACTTTAATTGATCTTATAGTATTTTTGGATAATGTTCTAAACTTATGAATGCCTGCAGATACTTGACTGGCACTTGCAATACCGACAGTGTTAATACCAGCATTATAATCACCCTCATTTCTATAAATCCGAACAGATCTTGCATTTACAATCTTAATATTATATGTTGCGCCACTTACTAAAGTTTCTGTTTGTATATTGGAACCCCCATAAGTTGAAATGCCAATAGGAGTATTTCCATTCTGATTATAAATTATTGCCTCACCATCCTTTAGATTGTGATTGGAAATAAATGTTATGGTGTCATTTGTAGGATCTAATCCACCGCCAAAAAATAAATCTCTACTATCAAACTCAATTTCCCTATATCTTTTGCCCATTACTGGTTGCAAAATGCATCCAGAACCGTTGCAACCAGTTAATGATAGGGATATGACCTTCTGAACATCAAAATCCTGAGGATCGATGTATACCGCAGTAACAACACCACTAATAACAGGTCTAACAAGAGATCTTGTTCCCGAAAAAGGTGGTGTTATTTCAATATTTGGTGGGTTAATGACATCATAATTTTTTCCAGAGTTTAAAATTTCAAATTTTTCTAATGGTCCATAAAACACCTTATCCTTGGAATCTGGACTAACAATCTCAATACCATTAACAAGTAAACCGATAGGACCTTCTTCTCTCCTAGTTTCATTACTTTTATTTGGATTCTGGATTAAACTTGTTTTTAATGGAAACTTTCTTAGTATATTTTTTGGCGAAATTTGCTTTTCTTTGTGCGATTCTAATACAAAGTTATGCAATCCAGAAGACGGTGTAAGATCAAACTCAACATATGAGACGTCACTTAACTGAAGTTGACCTTTTGAATCGTATAATCTTATTGTATTGTCTAAAATAAACTTAATATAATATCTTGCACCAGGAGTTAATCCAGATATTGGTGTTGAACTTGGATCATATATTACAGAATCTCCATTTACAAATGGAACTGTCGATGGAAAAGAAATTGAGGAGTATCTACCAGTTTGATCATTATATCCACCCAAATATGTTGATGATCCGTTAGGAATAGAAGCTTGAAATATTTGAGTTCTTATTTGATAGTTTGGTATGGAATTGGAGGCAACATATGCAAAACTATCAGAGTCGGAATATAGATTTAAAACACTTGATAAGATTTTACCATTTCCATACTTTAATGGCGTATTTAATGAAGTTCCTTTAAATAATTTTCTTCTTATGTCATATTCTAAACTTGAGTTTGGTGTAAAAGATCCAGAAATGTTTAAAGTAACTTCATTAGTTGTTTTATTAACATCAGCAACAACTGCTTCATTGAGGATTGTATTGAGACTCCCCCTTTGAAGTATTTCAACAGTATCATTTACAGCAAGACTTGATTTGTCAATTGGACTCGAAAGTTTGAAAGTCGATCCATATATGGAAGAAACAAAATATCTGGAACTTGTATTGTATATCCAAGAATTCGCAAATATCTGTTTATATGTTTTATTCCTATCTGGATTTTTAATAGAATCGCCAATATTTTTTATAGAAATCTTTTCATTTTCATCTATAAGATAGATATCAGAAGTTGGTTTAAATTTTGATACAACTCCAGTGATTCTTAACTCAATTTTATTGGAGGTATCACCATTTCCATAACCGTAAATAACTTCATCGGATCTTATGGGATCTGCTTGATTAATTAAAAATCGAATATTTGAGCAGTTCAAAAACTGATTGACGGTTTTTGATCCATATACAATTTGTGTATTATTTCCAGAAATCAGAGTTCCTGTTTGCCCAAATCCTACAGTAGAATCTACCGAAATAATAGAAGAACCAACAGAAACAGATTCTAAAACTTTTGTTTTTCCAGGAACTGTAAAAATTCCATTTATTAAATCTCTTTCATCATATCCAATGAATAATGAAAGTTTGAAGTATACTTTCCCATCTCTCGATATTGCCTCAACTTCAGATACCGAAGCATTTGTGCCAATATCAGTTGATTTATAAATGGTTTGTCCAATCAATGTATTTGGATCACCACCAGATATTTTTTCTGCAACTACAACTTCTCTTCTAAGAAATTCAGAACTTGATGGTTTTAATAATCTTTGCTCAAGATCAAAAACTTGGGCATTTTCTCCATATAAAACATTAAATAGAATTCTAAATGATTCTGCGGTTCCTTTTGATTGATAGAAACTTCTTGCATTTTTAATAAAATTTCCAACATTTAAACCAGAATAGAACTCAGTATCTTCCAATCCAGGTGTTAGATAGAACTTTAATTTTTTATAAAATTCTTTTAGGAATAAAGAACTGAGGTTCTGGACAGTTACTCCAGAAATATGTGCAGAACTTTTTGAAGTAGAAAAGACTAAAGATCTTTGATTTGTTACTGTCGCAACTCCACTATATCCAGTAGTACCACTAAATCCTCTGATACAACCAGTAAAAGTATTTCCAGATAATCCAGTATAAGTGATGATTTCATCATCTATTTTTAAAAGACCATACTCCTGAGGAAATCCTTTGGTTGAGGAGACTGTGATACTACTATCTGCCGAAGAAATAGATCCAACAAGAGTTGTACTTCCAATCACCACTTCTTGTGTGAGATTGTCCAACTTCAGATATTGGTCTAAGTTTTCTGCAATATCTACTGGTCCGCCTTGATACTCCTGCGAAATGTAATATTGTTTTAGGAATTCAACTGATTTTGGAAATTCGGATTGTATAAACTCTGGGAGATTGTTTTCAATAATCTGATTAATCTGAACCCTTTTTTCAAAAACTGTCATTTCATTTCCTCTCTAATTGTCCGTTAGAATAACTTGAAGTATAATAATCTCTATTGAATACAACTCCAGAAATATCCTCTCCCGAAGCAATAACATCTCTTATCATATTTATTCTACTCTTGGAAACATTAAAGCTAATATACAAATCCTTAAGACCAATAATATCATTTGATTCTGGATATGCCTGAATCTCCACTATATTATTTGGCGCAACCGTGGATGTAATATTGATCGTATTTAAAATTATTTCCCCAGTCGCATAGTTAACTGTACCTATAGATTTGAGAACGACTCTTGAAGCCTCAGTTGTAGTTTTTGTGATTAAACTCAATATACCCATGTTACTACCATCAAGTTTGCCCTGATCATTGGTTTTTGGCGAATCTGTTAGATATAAGATTTCCGTACTTCCAAAAATAGTAAATCCAGTACTTTTAATATTAAATCCATCAGGTTTAATATGAAATTTATTGCCAAAACATAGTTCATATTGTGCATATTGATTGATCAATGCTGGCAGATCTCTTCTGATAATTATTTTTGTAATATTTGAAGTGATTGAATCATCGACTCTATCAATTAACTGAACTATTTTACTATACTTAAATCTGCCACCAAACTTATTAATATCAACGGATTTTGAATATTCATATAAAGAGTTTATGACCGATGTCTTTAAATCATCAATATTGGAAACTTGAGCGTTATTGTAATAAACGGTGGAGTCTAGTTCGACATAAAGAACCTGAAGATCTAATATCTCCTGACCCACACCAGTTATAGAATAATCCCTAAGTTTATTTTTGATTACTCCTTTATCAAAATCTGAAACATAGGTTCCATTTTTTGGTTTTATACTGATAAAAACTTTACCAAACTGTGGTGGATCTAGCTCCTCTCCACCAACAACGGAGACAGATTCTGTATTTGGGTATATGTCATGAATAATTGATTCATAGTCTCTGGGAGTTACTGCTCTGTACTGTGCCGAGTAGAGACGGGGGGCAAAATATTTAATTGATGCGATGTCTTCAATCTCACCACCATTTCTTGCTGGCGCAACAGTTGTAACCGAAACACCCGTTGATGGTATAACTCTAACATTAGAACCATCAACAAATGTTCCCTGAAAATCAAATACTGTTGGACCATTTCCACTTGTTCCATCTGTTATGATGTATTTTGCCGTAATGATGGTTCCGTTATCTAACTTTTTGCCAAAGATTCCATCACCAAACAGAAGTTCGTACTTTTCATCTTGAACTTCTTGAAATAGATAGATCTCCGAATCTTTCTTAAGATTTAGAATATTATCAACCTTAAAATATTCACGCCCCAAACCAGTATCATTGATACCCTTAACATAAACAACCAGTGTCGAGGTATCAATATTTGGATTTTCTAGAATAAATCTTTGTATTATTGAACCATCTACAGTCCATTGTTTGGTTAAAAGTGATCCTTGATAAACACGAATCGGATCTGTTGATGTTCCAAAAGAGGCAACACCGTTTAAAATTGGACGTGTAATATTTTCTGATATTGAAAATACATATGAACTATTGCTTGCTGCTCCCACACAAACCAAACCTGCCTCTAGAGTCAATAATGGGTTTGTGCTTGTTGTATTTACATTAAATCGTATCTCTGCCTGTGCCGCCTTTCTGGAGCGCGGTACATATCCAATATTTCTTGCCAGAGAAACAACATTTTCTCTTAGAGATGCCGAATCCAAAAAGGACTCGTTTACAATCATATTGGAGTTAAATGCCGTAATATAGGTATTATATGCAAGCGTATCAATTAAAACAGAAAAGTTGGATCCTTCAAAATCAAAGTCCGTGAAATTTGAATTTGCACGTAGGTAATCTTTGATTGAAGTTTTTATCTGATCGTAATCAAGATTGCTAAACTGTGTAAAAGGCATTTTTATCTCGTTGCCTGTAGTAAGAAAGTAAACTGTTGTGTTGGAATCTCTAATCCAACAATATCAAAAAAGACACTCACTTCAAACGTGTTATTATCTGGTTGTGGTTCAACCTGAACAACCAGATTTGAAACTCTTGGTTCAAAATTTCTAATACATATTTGAATTTGATCTTGTATGATATCCGCCGAAGCATAATCAACAAAATCAAATAACTTTCTACGAATATCAGATCCAATAAGAGAGTTGAAAAACCTTTCCGTTGGAATGGTTTCAACAAGATTTCTTACGGATCTGACGATAGAACGTTCATTAATCAATACTGGCAAATCTTTTGTCACTGGGTGAGGGTCAAAAGATAGGCTTAGATCTTTAAAATATTGTGATCTTTTCTGAATTGCCATCGAAAAATAGATTTTTCTTGCACTATTTATAGTGTCTCACCAACCCTTTCCGTAGTATGGTTCAGTACCATATTCCCAATCATCATAGTCTTCATCATTACGAATCTTTTCGTGCAACTCAACTTGCTTTGTAAAATCGTGCTTTGGGGCAATATCGTGCATAATCTCCTGAATCACTCTTGCTTGTGGTTTTTTGACGTAATCGGTGACCAATCTCGTCGTTCCCCACATTTCTCGCATATAATTTGAATTCCTATCAACTGGCAAATTAGACATTTTTAGCTCCTGTTTTAAAAATAAAACAGAACTTTTATAAAGGAGGTTGCTATCTCCTATGTCTATTTAACGACTGACTTCTCTTAATGAGTATGAATATGAATTTAAGTATTTGAGTAGTTCTATTGCAATTAATCGGGGATTTCCTTCACCACAAGTGTAAACATCGATAGCAACTGTACCCATTTCTGGCCAAGTATGGCAAGAAACATGACTTTCTGCAAGTGCAATCACAATTGTAACTCCTTGTGGATCAAATTTATGAGTGAATATATTTAAAACCGTCATTTTTGCACGAGAAATGCCCCTTTGGATCGTTTCCAAAAGAGGCATTTCGTTATTTAAAATATCATATTCAACATTATACACCTCCAATAAGAGGTGATTACCCATAGAAAATTTTTCCAATATTCATGAAAGTAAAAATTTATTTAGTTTCTTTAAAGTCCGAAACTAAATGTCGATGTAAAGTATAGTTTTTTTGTATTCTTACATCGGAGTTTTTAAATGTCCAACAAACTCCCCCATCATCTAAAAAAACAACCCATTCAAGATCATGTTCTTGAGAGCGATCAATTAAAAAGAATGCCCAACCTTTGCCTTTCGGTGTTAATAGTGGAATCGGGGGATTAAGTTGAATCATGAGTTAACGTCCCTGACCTCGATATTTTTTTTGAGATTCATTGCGAGAAGACGCTGCATATTTTGTATTAGGCCCATTGCCTTGGCGAGACTTTTTGGGCTTTGACTGAATGATGACTTTACCATTCGATGAGGTACGATTGGCCATAATGTTTATTCTCCAATAATTTCAGTGTCAAGATCTTCAGGTTTTGGAGAACCTGTCTGATAGAACTCTATCGCCAGATCCTCCATGATATTGAAATATTCTTCTTCTGTGAGACTGGAATAGATTTTTTTACCCAGACAGAGAATATTATATCGCGTGTTAGACATCAAATCACTCTTGTTTTTTCGTGCCCAACTCTGATGCGAGGATCGCACCAAATTTCAAAACCTGCTTCCTTTGCATCCAAACAGAACGATACGTCTTCTCCACACATGTCCTGAACCTCTCCAGATTCAAAGACCTGCATCTTTGGCGCAAACCAAGGATACTTGATTTCAGGGTGCTCGAAGACTCCATTCTTGATCAGAAGCCATCCAAATCCAGCATAATCAACTGTAAATGGTTTCCGACGTTTTTGAATCGTTTCAATAGTTTCATGATTCATCACTCCACCATTGTTACGGAAATCATCTTCTTCCATCCAATGAGCAACTGATGAGGTATGACCATCTTCGGTTAGATACCAACCAGATGCAATGTCCTTATCCATTAGGACAAGTTGCCAGAACTTTTCACTTGTGAAGATAATATCGCTGTCGATCCAAAGTTGCCAGTCATAGTTCAGTTTTCCGTCCCAAGGTAGTTGGTCGGGGCCACGAAGAACGTTTGCGCCTAGGCACTTGCATCGCGCAAAGTTTACCATTGATGAATAATCTTGAGAGATTTGAATACTTGCACCAGATTGTACAAGATCAAAACACAATTGTACAAAGTTCTTAAGATAGGCATAGGAAACACCTCTGCCAGGTAAACAGAATACAATTGATTTACCTCTTACCATTTCTCTGGCGAGGTCGTAGTCCCATTCCTCTGTAGGAGCTTTGGGTGCTACTGGGCTTTTTGCTTTTACTGTAAATCCTTTAGCCATAATTTGAATAGGTTACTTCAGTATGATAACACATTATCTATAAGGATGTCAATGGGATGAATTTAGCATCACATCCCGATTTATTAGAACTTCCTCATATGAAAGATCTTCTTTTGTATATTCTGTATCCAATAGTGATACTAATAGTTGTAGAGATTTCCATGTAATCTCAAACTCATCTTCACAGATCGAATGAAAGATGCACCGATCTTTTGCATATATGTGATAGGTTTTTTCTTGTGGGGTTTTCATTCTTTTTCATTCAATACAACATATGTTCCATCCAATGAAAATTGAATTTCTGTATCTTCGTACCATGAAAGATCATTAATGATCCATTCTGGTATTGTTAGGTAGTATTCACCACTAATCGGATCGATCTCAATTGATCGAGTTTCGTTATTCTTTTTCATTTTCTCCGTAGAAAATATTAGTTTGTTCTTCAGGTTTATATATCAACCTTATGGGCAAAAAATTTTACCGAAAAAAATTTTGAATCTCATGGTATAAAGGTCTCGCTTCCGTAACACTTTATAGATTAGGGGATCCTATCGATTTTAGGCAAGGGGGGGGGGTTATAACCCATACGCCGCCCGACCGACCGCCCCCCAAGGGCGGGGGCACTGTCTGTCACGAACGCACGAATGGCGGCACTGCCTCAGCGCACGTCGCCCAGGGCACTGGCGGCGGTGCTCATGCTGGTCCCCCTGCTGCCAGCGGCACCGCCATGAGTGCGGACCCTGCTGCTGCCGCCTTTGATCCGATCTGCCCAACGGAGCGCTGAGGGACCATGAGCAACAGGCAGGCGGGTGACCTTAAACTGAACGCCGTCAATGGTAGTGAGGGTGGAGTTCATAACGAAGGGGATTGGGGTGGGTTGGTTACGAAGGAATCCTATCACGGATGGGGTCACCCCCACTGCATCGCACGAACGTCGTTACGGAACGCATGAGCACTCATGCCTGCCAGGTCGGCGGCACTCAATCCGTCAACGGTGAAGTTGTCACGGGTATGGGAGTTTGCCTGGTCCTTACCCTTTGCCACGTTGGTGCTGACCCATACGGTCTGGCGGGTGATGAGGTCAGATGCCTGAGAGAGGAGTGCCATGAGTCGGTTGATTAGTTGCTTTGATATTGTAGCAGGTCGGGGGGGGGCGACCCCTCAGGTATTTGGCACGATCACAAACTTGCATGAGGGGAAGCAAGCGACGAAATCCTGCAGGCAACGTTCGGCAGAAGGGAGGTCATCATAGAGACCCTCAATGCGGCACGTGCCTTTGGAATCGAGGGAGAGGATGCGGAACTGCAGGATCATGGTTCGGTTCGGTTCGGTTCGGTTGCTTTGATATTGTAGCAGATCAGCGGGCAGCGTTCGGCAGGCAGTGAAGATTAACCCACTTCCCTAGGGAGACGTCGGTGTTGAGGGTCAGATCAAGGGCAGCACGGCGGGAGACCTTAAAGATGTAAGGGCGGCGGGTCCTGTGAGAAAGGAAGCGAACCGCAACCTGCCCCGTGATGGGGTTGACGGTCAGGGTGTCGATGGCAGTGCTGCCGTGAGTGGTGATGGGGAATCCGATCATGGGAGGGGGGTGTCGGTTGAGAGTATTGTAGCAGATCAGCGAACGGTCTGAGGTCTGATCCGAACGCTAGCGAAGCGGGGGGACCCCTCCACATATTCGTCGATCATCAGACGAAGGTTAGCAGCATGGCGCTCTGCGTCCTCCTCTGAGGCATAGAGGGAGTCCAGTTCTTCCCGATCATAATAGTCGGTGCCGCAGGTGAAAATTGCAAAGACGGTCAGTGCCATGGGAGTCGGTTGATTGGTTGCTTTGATATTGTAGCAGGTCGGGGGGTCACTGCCCGTTGCGGTACTCTCCGATGATCATCCCATTCTGGCGAACCTGGGCATACCCGTACTCCTCAGAGAGGGAGAGGCAGAGGTCCCAGGCGCGGTCCTGGTCGGTGGTCTCATTCTCCCAGGGAGCGGAGGGGCAGATCACGTCGTAGCGGGTCATCGGTTCGGTTCGTTTGGTATGGGTTAATCGTAGTCGGTGGTGGGGGCAGCACTGCCCCCTATTGTGCCACCTAGGCGTCTGGCACCAGGGTGACGGTGCTGCTGCAGTCGATAGCAAGCAGGGCAGCGTCCAAGGCAGCGATGCGGTCGGTGATGGTGGGGGCAGGGAAGACGTCAGGGAACTGGGAACCCAGGGTCAGCAGTTCGGTCCTCCACCCCACCAGGGCAAGGCGGACCTCAGAGGTGTTCAGGGTAGCGGTGGCAGGCATCGGGGTCGTGTGAACTGAGGTCATTGTAGACGCAGAAAGGGGGAGCAGTGCCCCCCCAGTGTGCGGTTCAGAGATCGGTCATCATTTCACAGATCGCCTCAGCGTCAACCTTAAGGTCGTTCCAGCGGCACCCGTCAGGGGTCTCTTTGCTGCCACACTCCCAGAGCATCTCCAGCAGGGCAGCATAGGATCCTTGGCACTGGCGGGCAGCAGCATAGAGACCTTCGTCGTTTTGAATCCAGAGGGCGACGTTCCAGGTCTCCCAGTTTGCCCAACCGTTGTATCCGTTGCTCATGGTCCCTCTCCTTTGGTTGATATGGTTAGTCTACAGGGTCAGAGGGGCATCCCTGCCCCCCTTGTGCCAGTGCCTCAGTCGTCCATCCCCATCGCTGCTTTCAGGTCGTTGTATGCCTTCAGGTAATAGTCTGCGTCGGTGCCCTTGCCAGCGATGCGGCAGTCGCAAGCGATGCTGAGGACAGCGGTGCGGATGGTGCTCCACTGTGCCTCAGTGAGGGTCACGGTGCAGAGGTCCAGGGGCAGGACGTGGGTGCGAACGGTCATCGGTTCGTTTGAGTGAACTGAGGTTAGTGTAGTCGGTCGGGGAGGGGATCAGGGGGCGGCACGTGCCACCCCCTCAACCGTCCTAGAAAGCGATCAGTTGATCCAGTTCCCATTGATCAACTTCGGTCACAGTGCCGCCGCAGTTCTTCCGCAACCAGGCGTTAACGTGCTTGGTTGTCGTGGCGCTCCACTTCGTCGCGGTGCGGATCCACCCCCTACCAGGCACCAGGGCGGCAACGGGGGTCTGGTAGGAGATCAGGACCTCAGTCCCGTCCGCCAGAGAGACTTCGGTCTGGTTGCTGCCGATGGGTTGGACTTTCATTTGACGTCTTGTGAACTGAGGTTAGTGTAGTCGGTCGGGGGCACGTGCCTCCCCCTAGTGTGCCAGTGCCTCAGGCGTCCTGATCAGCAGCAATGGAGTCCAGGATCGCCAGCAGTTCGGCAGCAGTGCTAGCACGGTTCAGCAGGGCAACAGCAAGGTCAAAGGTCATTCGAATGGTTTGGATAGTTTGGATAGGTGGCAGTTTTTAGGGCGCTGCCGTTCCCATTGGTTCAGGGTGCCAGGTGAGCAGGCGATCCGCAGGAGCGGTAGAAGGCGACCATGCTCTCTGCCTCCGCAAGGGTGCGGAAGAACTGAGAGCGCCACTCGCAAGCGTTGTAGGGCACCTGATAGCGAACTTCGTAGCGAATCATGGCGGTTGATTGAACTGAGGTTAGTGTAGGGGATCAGAGGGGGCATTGCGCCCCCTTAGTGTGCCAGTGCCTCAGGCGGTTGCCAGGGCAGAGTCCATACAGACGTCGCGGAGTTCCATCTCAGCATAGTCGAAGTGGTCCTCAAGGTGGGCAACGTAGGCAACAGCGGAGGACTTGCAATCAAAGAGGCGCAGGGTCTTGAAGTCCTCGCCCTCATAGGATATGCCAGCGATCACGGCGTAAACTTGCATCGGTCTGTCTCTCAGGAACGAATGTAGTGTAGTTGAGAGCGGTGATTGTTTTTACCCTAACGTCATGTCTCCGCTTCTAGTTGTCGGAGTAGTTAGGAACCGCTTCCCTCAACCACAAATGTAGAATAACAGGATTGGAGCAGGAAGTCTAGGGGGTTTGTGCCAGTTCAGAAAGTGGTCAAGCAGACATCTTGATATACTGTTTCAGAATGTTTCTGATGTCATCAGTGCTGATACACTTTCCATCCTTAGTGTAGAAACAAACATCCACATCCACACCAGAACGACTATCAATCGATGCGGATTTAATTTCAGCAAACTCCGAAGTCATAACAGGCAGGAATTGGTCAATTAACCAATCATAGACTTCACTGTTACCATTAGATTCTTCAGTGTCACATTCAATCAGAATGTTGCTGCCGACTTGACGAACATACTCACCGAACTCTATGTCAACCTCACCATCAATTTCACCATACTCTTCAAACAGGAAGTTTTCTTCTTTCACGCAACGCTCAAAGAGTGCATCCAGATAAGATTGCAAATTGAAATCATCCACCACAGTCAGAGTAGCAGTGGAAACGAATTGTGTGTGGGACATGAGAGGTGTCGGGTTGATTGATGTGTGTGTGGTTGACTTGTTTAGTATAAGGGCACTGGAGGCGATCCTAGTGCCCTCTTGTGCCACTTAATCAACTGGTTCTTGAAACTCATTCTCAGCGAACCAATCGTCACCATAATTCTCAACAATCTCAGTCACCAGTTCTTCATCATTATAGGATTGAAGATTGCTCACCAGCATATC